CTCCCCGCCTGACCCGTGCCCCCCGCCGCGCTCCCTCCCCGGAGGGGGCCGGACGGGCGGCACGCGCCACCCATCGCACCCTAACGGAGAATCCGACCATGCCCGCGACCGCTACCGCCACCGTCCAAGTCCCGACCGCCATCCACGCCGCCGCCGCGCGTCCAAGCGCGTCCGGATTCTGCGCCCCCGATACCGTCGCGGTCTACGCGGCGGGGGACGGGGCCGTCCTCGCTGCCACGGACGGCAAGATGCTCGCCGTCGTGCCGACCCATGCCCCGGGCGCGTCCGGGCGCACGGTCCTGCCCGCCGCCGTCGTGAAGTCCGCCCGTCCGTCCGCCCGCAAGGCGTTCCCGGCGGTGATCGATTTGGACGCGAACGCCGTACCCGATGCGAAGTTCCCGCCCGTGCACGACGTGATGGCCCCGCCGATGAATCACCGTACCGCCGTGCACCTGAACGCGGAGATGCTCGCGCGCCTTGCCGATGCGCTTGGGTCCACCGATGGCGTGGTGACGCTCCTCATCCATGCCGACAGCGATAAGCCGATCGTCGTGATGCCCTACGCGGAGAAGCCGGGCGGCACCGGCGCGGTCGGACTCATCATGCCGTGCAGTCACCGCTACGCCGCGTCCGTCCATGCGGGCAACGCGACCGAACGCCTGAACGATGCCGCGTCCGTCATCCGGGCGGCGATGCCCTGACCGTACGGGGGCGATGCGACCGCCCCCTTTCCCTGACCCGTACAGAACCCATACAAAAAATTTGAACTTTCCCGCTTGACACACCCCCGATAGGTGATACAATACACCCAACCGCCGGATACCCGGCAGAGAGAACCCGACCATGACCGCGCCGACCATCGTTTCCATGCTTGCCCGCTACCCCGGCACCGCCGCCGATGGCACCCGCATCAAGCGCGGCGCACCCATCGCATGGTGCCGTGCGACCAAGCGCGTACTGTCCGCCGACCCCAAGCGCATCGCCGCGCTCGTCGCTGACGCGGAAGCCGCCGCCGCACCCGACCGTTTCGACATGATGTACGAGGACGCTTGCGCCGCACGCTGCGGCTTCTGACACCCACCCCCAACGGAGAACCGACCATGAGAAAGACAATAACCGTTTCGTGCGTCGTTGAGATTCCTGACAATGCGACCGTGCTCGTTGATCCTTATGGTGATTCATACGGGTATTCCATGCCCGATGGATCGGAAATAACTCCGCGCATTTCCATGATGCGAATTCGCGGTATTCACGAAACATACGCGACAACGGACGAAGAATTGTCTGACATCGGAACAACCATCATTTCGTACGAAGAAATGTCGATGCAAGACGTTGAGTAGTTCCACCACCCACCACCAAAGGAGAACCGACCATGCCGACCGTGACAATCACCATTTCCCTTGCCGATGCCGCCTACCTTCCGATGTTCCTACACAACGCTGCCGACCGGACACTCAATATTGCCGACAGCCTTGCGGAAACCGATACCGACATGGCAGCAGACTTGCGCGCAGAAGTTTCGCACCTTGACAGACTTGCCGATGCCATTTCCGAAGCGACCCATGCGTTTGAGTGCCGTGCGCATGGAGACGAACCCAACGCGAGCATTTCGCGCAACGACAGCCCGACTAACTGACCCGCGAAGCACCACCACCAACGGAGAACCGACCATGCCCTCACGAATCACCGAGTCCGACCTGTACGCCGCCGTCGCCCGCCTCAACGAGATCGTGCACGGGGAACCGAAGCCCGCGCACAACGCGCCCGGCGCGTACTTCCTGCAAGGGGCGTACGGCGGATGGCAACTTCAGCGCAACGCCCTGAACGGGCGCGGGTGCGAGTCCGTCACCTCCGGGTATGTGAGCAAGCCCGCGCTCTACGACCTCATCTACGCCTACCGCAAGGGGTACGCGACCGCCATGCACGACCGCCATGTCGAAGTGTTCGGCGCGGCGACCGCGCCCGCCATCGACTGACTTGACACCGTTCCGTTTCGTGACACGCCACAACCACGAGGAGATTCTGACATGATGAACACCGACCGACTGCTTTCCGTGTTTTCCGAGATCGGCAAGAACGCCGCCGATATGCGCGGGTGCGGGCAACTCGCCCGCGAGACCGCCTACGCCATCCGGGATATGCTTCCCCTGTTTTTTGATTCCGATGCGTCCGCGTTCGTCGCCCGCGCGGAGGACTACGCGATGGCCGTCCACTACCACGCCGCGCTCGTCCATGCGGAGCACATCGGCGGGTGGTCAATCGGCAACGCCGTCGATCCGAGCCTCGCGGTCGCGGAAGCAAGCCGTTTCCGCAACCATGCGTCCGCGCAACTGATCGGTGCGTGGAAGGCGATCACCGCAACGGAGTGCTGCGGCACGGCGAAGGAGGGCAAGTGATGCCGCGCAAAGCCAACCCACGGCCCGAGCAGACCATCGTGTACGAGTTCATCGTCACCGTCCGGTCATGCCCGTACGACCCGACCGACCCTTACGACCATCAGGCGTACAACGTGGCCGCGCAGGATGCAATGACCGCCCGTGCCGTGCTGACCGACCTCTGGCGCGACCGCTCCGACCTCATCGCCATCACTCTCTGCCCTATTTGCGATTGACACCGTTCCGTTTCGTGATACACTACACACAATCGCCGGGTATCCGGCAAAGGAGAACACGACCATGAACGACGCGCAACTTCACGCCATCCGCTTCATCGCCGACGCAATGCTCGGCTCCGACCGATCATGGAATTGGTCGCCGGACACGAACGCCTACCGCCCCGGCTTCCCGATGTGGCGTGAGTGCGGCATCACCCACGAGCGCGCCGTGCGGATGCAGACAAAGTACGGCGGACGCATTTGGCGCAACGATGACCTGACTGACTGACCGACAACGCACCACCTACCCGGAGAACACGACCATGATTCGCAAAGACACCGCCCGCAACATCATCAACGACCTTCGCAAGTGCTGCCATCCCGATGAACCCGTACTGATTTTGTGCGTGACTGCCAACGACCTGAAGCAAAGGCTTGCCGACGATCATCCCGGCGAGGATTGTGCGGAGCCATCGGACAACACGATTGACGAAGCGATGAGAGCCGTCATGTTTTCGATGTGTCGCGCCGACGAGGATTCATTGCTTGAGGAGCGGATCATCGACGCCATGCCTCCCGCCGATTGTGACTGCCCGCATTGTGGTCGCGAACTAGACCCGGGCGAGTCGTTGTGCGGTGACTCTGACTGCCCAAGACACGGCAACAACTAACCACCACCACCAACACGGAGAACACGACCATGAAGAACACCCTGCTCATCGAATTCACCACCGACACCGGAATCGAACTCGCCGTATCCATCCGCAAAGGCGGTGCCATCCGCATCGTGGATGCGAAAATTCCAAAGCGACAGGCGCACCGCGTCCTGATCGACACGAATGAGTACCGGGAAGGCGGCGACCCGCTCGGGGTGCTGACCGTGAAGAACATCGCCCGCTTCTCGTACATCATTGACACCGCAGGGTTGGACGGATCGGTGCAGGACATGATGATCGAATCCATCCGCGAGTCCGTCGCCGCGCTGCTCCTCAACGAAACGAGTGCCGCAGCGCATGAGTACGGGCGGGCATTGCACGACTGCATCATCGCGTCCATCAACATCGTCCCGCCGGGCGACACCGACACGCCGGTTTCCGGTGCCGAATTCGCCACCCGCTGATAAACAGGAGACAACGACCATGTGCATATTCTGCGATCATTGCGGCAACGAGATCCGCAATAGGAAAACACTCATCGCCATGCACCGCGTTCCGGTTGACATTACCTCTGCGCTTGCCGGAGAGAGCGCGACCTTGTGCATCCCATGTTTTGCTGACATCATGCAAGCGGACGCGCTGATCGAACAGGCGCAGAAGATCATCGACATGGCGGCGGGTCGCTCTGACTGCGACCAACCAAAGACGAACACGCACCACGAAACCACGATAGAAGGAACCCCATGAGAACCATCGCCCTGTCCGCCCTGATTTGCGCCTCCGCCCATGCCGATGTCATGTGGTCTCCGTCGCCCGGCCTGACCATTTGGTCCGGCGGAAGCGCATGGCAAGTGCATGACACGATGTGGGTCGGGAGCGGGTGGGAATACTTCCCGGGCGTAAACCCGCCGTGGAACCCCATCGTGCAGCCCGGCCTCGTGCTGCCGCCGCCCGGCGCACCCGTCGCCATGCCGGAGCCACGGGTGGTCTATGTCCCGGTGTCCGCCCCGCCTCCGCCGCCACCTCCGCCCTGCGATTGCCGTCCCCGGCATGGCATCGGGCGCATTTGGTAGCATCGAACCAACGCCTTGGTCGGCGTTCTCCCCCGCGCCCCCGGCTTCGGCCGGGGGTGTGGTGCTTTTTGGGTATCATGCAAGCGCGATGATGCGGGTGAGCCAATCCCGCACGGTGCCACGCAGAAGGCCGCAAGGAACGACCGTGGCAAGCGCACCCGTTGGGGTAATCCGGAAACCTATCGCCGGGACAGGGCCGTTCTAGGCGGCTGCTGTCCGTCGCAGGCGGGTGAACAGGCGGATCGGGATGTGCGCCACGCGCTCGGTGTCCATCGGGTCGGCTCGGTCGGTGCGCCCGCCGACCGCATCGGACCATTCCTCCGTGCGTCGGTCAAGGCGAACCCACCCGGCGGCGTCCGTCCACCGGACGAGCAGGATCGGCGCGATGCCCTGCGCCCGGGCCTCGGCCCGGAGCGCGTCCACCTTGGCGCGGCTGACCATGTAGGTCGGGTATGTGTGCATGACGCAAGTGCGGCACTTCACCTCCACCAAGGCAACGGTGCGGCCGTCCCTGCGCACCTCGTAATCCCACCCGGCAAGGCGCGGGGTTTCGTGCGGCGACACACCGTACTCCCGGCAGAACAGGCGCACCGCATCGGCTTGGTTCGCACGGTCAGGGCTGCGTTCGTAGATGGGTCGCATGGAGCGATTCCGCCACAGTAAGGAACAAGTGCAGCATTTTCTTACCGCTTCACGATGCTTCGCCACGGTATCACGGTGCCATTCTTGGCGACCCATGTGGTGCGCGAACTCTTGCGCCAATTCTCCGCCGCCTTCATGTATTGCAGGTTTCCCGGCGAATGTGCGCCTCCCCGTGACAGCGGGACGATGTGATCGACCTCATATCCTGCGGGGCACAGCGCGTAGATCCGAGCCACCAAGTCCCGGTCGCGCTCGCTGACCTCGCACCCACGGATCCGTGCACGGCGACGCGCTTGGTCATTGCGTCGGTTGGCGCGGTGCTTGTCCGCATTTCTTTCCTGCCACGCACGAACGGACGCGAGCCTCCGCTCCCGGTTGCGTTCGACATACCTTTGGCTGTAGTCGCGGTGTTTCTCCGCGTATCCGGCACGACACCGGCGGCATCGGCATCCGCGCCTGTAGGAAACGAGAACCGTGTTTGCCGGAAATTCGCAAGTCATGGGTTCTCCCGCTTGTATTGCGCGAACCGATCGAAAACACGGCGGCGTTGCTCGTCGGTCATGGACAGAATTGTGACCATAACCATGTCGTCGCGTTCCTTTCGCAGCCGTTCGATTTCGTCGGCCGCCTCGGCACGTTCTGCATTGCCCATATCTGTCATGGAATCCCACCACACACGAAGCCTGTTCACTATGTCATTCTTTTCGGTCATGCCTTCTCCTTGAAGCAGTCCCATCCGCGCCGCTTGGCTTCGGCACGGGCGCGTCGATCCATGTCATCCACGGATAGGGAGTTACCGACAGGCGCGGCTTCGCACCACATTCGCCTCGCCTCGTCGCGTTCCTTCCGCAGCCGTTCGATCTCGTCGGCGGCTTCGGCCATGACCACGGCGATGACGGATGATTTCTGGCCGTGCATGTTCTCCGCCCACAATCGCAGTCGCTTCACCATTTCGTCGTTCATTGCGTTCTCTCCACGGTGAGCACGATCCCGCAATCCTGCGCCGACTTGACGCGCTCCGTGCTGAACATGACAGAGCGAACCACGCGGTCGTCGGACCACACGCCAGCATCGGTCAGGCCGTCGATGTACGCCTTGGTGCGTGCGCCGATGTTGTCCGGGTCGGGGAGGCGGCCCCGGCCGCGCCATAGCACGGTCAGGGCCGCTCCCGACATCGCCTGCCACGATGCGGACTTCCGCATCTCCGCGAGCGCAGCCGTCGCCGCAACATAGCGGTCGTGCTTCGCCGCCCGGTGCCGCACGGTCCAATGGCCGCGTGCGTTGCTGCCGGGCATCCTCGGCGGCGGCAGGTGCAGGATCAGTCTCGCACCAGTTCCGTCGTCTCGTCCGACACGATCCAATCCAGCATTTCCTCGGACCATTTCTTGGCCTCCTCGTCGGACATGGCGCGGTCTTGGCTGATGACGAAGCGCCGGACCTGTCCCTTGGACTCGACGCTCACGGAAGTCAGGCGCGAGTCGTACTTCACGCCATCCCGCTTCAGGCGGGCGGTCGCCATCGACGACATCATCCGCACCGTGTCGCTGATCGCCTCGGCGTAATGGATGGGGTGCATGGTCCCGTCGATGGGGATGGTCCCTTCGGCATCCATGACCGCCTTCTCCTCACTTGACCACCGTATTTTGACCGTCCATTGCCTCACTCTCCACCTCCAGTCTGCTCATGGAAGGATCGCATGGAGACTTTCCTTCGAGTGCGTTGAGCCGGAGAACGAGGAACTTCGCACGCAATCGCTTGGCCCGGCGCGACTGCATGCCCCTTGGGGTTCGCTCCGCCTGAAGCAACGCCTGAAGCAGCAGCGTCAGGCATTCGTCAAGGGCGGCGGCCACGAGGTGCGCACGGGACTCGCGCACTTCTGCGGCCACGCGCAGCCTCTTGAGGAGCATCACGCTTTCTTCAGGATTCCCTTTGGCCCGTCCCATATGCGCCTTCCTTGGCGATGCGGGCAAGCCTGCGGCGCGCTGCCTCCGGCAGCGGACCGTCGTGGCAAAGCCCAAGTGCGATGAGTTTCTCGGTCTGGTAGCGGAGCGTGCGAGCGTCCTGCTTCGCCGACTTCGCCACCTCGTCCATCAGCGTCGCGCTGACCCAAATGCCGCGCTGCGCCTGCCTGCGTTCGTACATCTTCTTCTTCATCCGGTCGCCTTCCAGTCCATCCGTTCCTTCAGGATCGCGTTCTCCGCCGACAACGCATCGGCACGCTTCCGTGACACGCTCGCCTCCTTCTCCATCGTCCTGATCGTCGCCTGCATCCGCAAGATTTCCTCCGCAGCGGCGGCAGAACTCGCGTCTCCACGATCTCCCTCCGAGAGAAGGGTCAGCACAAGGTCGAGATTCATCACCGACTTCGGGTCGTCGTTCGCCGCGCCAAACCTTGCCGACGAAAGATACGGAAACCTGAAAAGCCTCCGCAACGCTCCGATGCGTCTGCCCTTGCCTGATCCTGTACCTGATTTCTCTGATGACACTCTCGGGTTCCTTCCTCATAGGTCTCGGACTTCGTATTCCTGCAACTTGGACAGCAACCGTACCATGCGGTCCTTGATGTCGTCGATCTCGCAGACGAGGACGGCATTGCGCTGCGCGAGCCGTGTCGCCTCCTCGCGCTCCTTTCGCAACTGGTCGGCGAGCGCACGGATCGTGCGGTCCTTCTCGTCCTCCTGCTCCCACACCCCTTGGTGGAACTGGCACCATGTCTCCGGTGCCTCGTTTCGGAGGCAGTTGCATTCGTGGCGGGGGTGGTCGTGGTCGTCGTTCGGGTCAAACATTGGCGACCTCCGGGTACAGGCCGACCCACCCGCGGCGCATGGCCTCGTCCTCCGGGCGTGACCCGGGCAGGACGCAGGAGGCGGCGCAGCACTCCATTCGCGCCTCGTCCCGTTCCCGGCGCGCCTCGTCCATGCGTGCGTTCGCGGCGGACAACTGGATCCGCAGGGCGTCCCGAAGGACCGACAGTTCCTTGATCGCCGTGGCAGTCTCGTCGATGCCGCGAAGCAGCGACTTGCCGTCATCGACCGACAGCACCACGACGAGCGAGTGCTCGTTCTCCGTGGACTTCCTGATGCGGGAAACGATCCCGTCAATCACGATTGAATTCTTCATCCCTTGCCTTTCTCTTTACCCTGAACGCTGAAACCTGCGATGCCTGCGCATTCCTGCAACGAACGCATCGGCATCCGTACTGGTAGCCCGTGTATGGCTTGTGCATCGGGAACTTGCAGCCGTCCGGTGTCTCCGGGACGATCGCGAGTTTCCTGCCCTTTGCGATGGTCCGCTTGCACCGCTTCGTGTTCGCATCGACGCAGATCTTGCAGCGGCAGCCCAATTTGTAGGCGTACACGGGCATGAAATCCGTAATTGGGCAACGCTTCAAAACGGAATCTCCACGCCATCGGCGTCTCCTGAGCCGACCGTGACCGGCGGCGACGTTCGGACCTGCTTGATGCGCGGCGCGCCGTTCGGGCTGACAGAAGCCTCGACGATCGCCCACATGGTCTTGTTCTTGCACGAGAGGATCGTCGGGAACAGCGCCTCGTTCCAGCAGAAGTAGACCTCGTTGCTTGGCGTCTTGACCTTGAGGTACGGCGACTGGTTCTTTCCGCCGACGCCCTCGTCCAAGTACTTGCAGAAGATCTCGACGTACTCGCCATCGACCTGCGGCTCCTCCGCTGCGGGCTTGCGCTCCGCGGCCGGGGCAGGGGCCGGGCGTGACAACGCGGGCGCAGGGCGAGACGGGGCGGGGGCCGGGCGCGACGCGGTGCGCTGCGTGGCATCGCCTTCGCCATCGTCGTCCTCGTCACCGACGATGCCGCAGATCGCCGCGAGCGTGTAGCGGCGCAGGTAGGTGATGCAGGAACCCATCTGCTGCACCGTGGACTTGTCGGGCAGCGGGAACGCGGCCGACTCCTCCATCCATTGTCCCGACGAGTGCATGAGCGTCGTGCTCACGAACACGCATCCGTCCGCCATCTTCACGGTCTGCACCGTGGAAAGGCCGTGCTTGGCGAGCGGCACGCGCACGGCGTTCAGGATGCTCCCGAGCGTGGCGTAGCGGTTCTTGAAGTGCGGGTTCACGCGGTCGAGTTCCGCGTTGCGGATCTCCATGTTCGCCTTGGCGAGCGCGGTTGCGAGTTCTCCGATGTTTTCCGTCTTGGTCGTCATGTTCAGTCTCCGATGGGGGCCATCATGTCGTTCGCAGCCCACGCGGGCATGCGAATCTCCGTCACGGTGTCCGGCCAACCGAGGCCGGGTTCGTCCTTGAACTTGCGGTACAGGTCAAACAGTTCGGGCAGTCGCGCCGTCGCGACGTCGAGGTGATCCGGGTGCAGGGCGGCGCACAGGACGCCGTGCGGCGCGGACTTCTCGACGGCGATGAGGATCACGGAGGTGACGTCCTTGCCTGCGCGGCGAAGCATCTCGCGGTAGAAGGCAAATTGCGTCCAGTAGCCCCACGAGTACGCGGCCTTCGCGAACTCCTGCGGGGAGCACAGCCCGCCGTGCGTCTTGATGTCGATGAGGCATCCATCGCGCTCGATGAAGCCGTCGATGCGGGCCTTCGCGGGGATGCCGTCGATGTCGCCGCGCAGGCTGATCTCGACGTCGTTGCCGCATGCCTCGACGAGTTGGCGGGCCGTGTTGCAGGACATGATCCCGCCGCGCATCTCCTCGACGAGATTGTGCTCGTCCTTGGTCAGCACCGTGCGGCCTTCCGCCACCTCCTTGAACTTCTCCCACTCCTCCTTCCCGGCCTTGGTTCGCCGGTCGATGTCCGGGGCGACCACGAAGTCACGGTCGTACACGCCCGGCGTCAGGACGAGCGAGTGCAGGGCGCGCCCGACTCGCAGGGCAGGCGTGTCCTCGTCGTTCTCCATCTGCGCGAGCAGGTGGAGCGGGGTCGAGCGGTCGAGGGTCTTGAGCGCGGTCGCGCTCATGCGATCCCATGAGTGGTATTCCTTGTCGGGAACACCGTGCAGCAGTTCCATGTTGTTGTCTCCAGAGTTGGGCGGGCCACGCGGCCGCGCCGGGCGGCATGGTATCACCCATCGGCCATCTGTCAACCGCCTGATGACACTATTTCAGGATTTTTCTTGGCTTGCCCGGCGATACCCAAGCCGCCAGAGCACCCGGGAAAGTTCCTTGGACGCCTCGGTCACCCGTTCCTCCGTCCAGTTCGGCTCGATTGCGTGCAGGCATTCGTGTATCAGGGTGTCGAGGAGATCCTCGTCGTCCTGCCAAGTACCGATCCGGATGCGCCTGCCCTCCGCCTTGCCGGGATCGACCATGTCGCCGTAGTCCCGCAACTGCGGAACGAACTTCAGGTTCCACCACTTGCCGTTCAACTTCACGCGCATGGATCTGTCCTTCCCAAACGATCGGTTTCCGGGGAACGTGTCCTCTGCGCGATCAGTGGATCGGGAAGAACTCTGGGCGGAGGCTGTATCTGGTCTCACCGTTCACGATCTCGTGGTGCAGCGAGAGTTTCATCCAGACCGCCCCGATGATCTCGGGCGTCCGGCCCTGCTCGACGTGGAAACCGCCGTAGCCGTCCTGAAACTCGTCCTTGTAGGTGCCGACCCGGACGTGGTACTGCACGTCGTGGCGGATGCGCATTCCCGCCTTGTCGGAGATCAGGCGTTCGCGTGCGAGCGGCATCACCCACTGCTTGTGCACATGTCCCTGCACGATCACGTCGGCATCCGGCATGACGGCGGCCTGACGGCGCACCTTCAGGGTGTCGAACGACATCAGCGCGGCACCGCCGGACCCGTGGAAGTACTTGAGATTCAGCGCATAACGATGGCCGCCACGGTCGGTGCGGAACTTGATCCACCCGCCGTATCCGCCGGGATACACCTTGCACTTCGACATCATGCTCATGCGCTCGCAGAGACGTTCGGTCAGATCCGTCTCGTTGTTCTTCAGCACCGAGGCTTCGTGATTCCCCCTCCCGATCACGACGCAGTGCTGCGCGTATGGCTTGTAGAACTCCGCAGCGGCATTGACGATGGAGTCGAAGTAGTCGGGCGCCATCGCGTGTTCCTCGCGGACGCCCTTGCGGCTCCGCCGTGGATCCGCCCTTCCCTCCATCGCACAAAAGAGATCCCCGACGTCGATCCACCCGGCCTTGCGCTTGACCACCTCGTCGAGATGCTTCTTCTCTAACTCATGGTCAGCGTGGGGGTTATCGTGGTGACGATCTCCGGAAAGCAGAAACCACCAATGATCGGTAGCACTCTTTGCTACCAGATCGACGATGTGGATGTTGCGGGCAGGTGCAGTGACCGACCACGGCAGTTTCATGCCGCCCAAAGTAGACAGGTCGGCCGCCAAAGAGAACAGTCCCCCGCGGCGAGAAACCGCCGGGGAACTGCAACTCTGGGAAATTCATGCCCGGTCGGGCCGCACACCACGGCACTTGCCGCGGTGCCTCGTCAGAGAAGCCACGCCGGGCGGCCGGATGCTACCGTGGGATCGGTTTCAGGGAGGGGCGGGGATGTCGCCGCCCCTCCCCGATTCCGATTTCGCGCTTGCATCGAGTGGATGGACCCTGTACGATGCGTGGTGGACAAGAAGCGCACTTGCAGCCTAGTGCGATTTGGCCTGCGGGTCAAGGCTGTCGGAAGTGTTGCCCGCCGCGGTAGGGGCAAAGTGGTATCAAGACGCACGGAGATGACTCTACCGTGCGCCACCTTCGGGTGCGCTCGTCCCACAGCGAAGCGGCTGCTGACCACGCAGCGAAATGGTGCAACTTGTGGGCAAGGGAAACCTCGCACGGCTCCGGTCGGGCTGATTTCCGTGACCTCCTCGTGGGGTCATGGTGTTCCTTCACTCACCGGACGGGCTGAAAGCCATGATCGCACGCAACCCACGGCGTGACAGGACTTTAGACTCCGCCCATCTGGCTGATGTGTGCGCGTCGAACATCGCCTGACGCGACAGCCGCCGCGTAGCGGAGCCACGGGCGACGCGCAGCGAAGCGGCGGCTCGGACGGTCAGCCGCCTCGTCGCAACTGTTCGACACGCCTTCGCACGCGCTCCTGCACGGACTCCGGCGTGAGCGCCTTGGTGCGACGCTCGACCTTCTTGCGAAGGCGTTCTTCAGGGGTGACGGTGCTCGGCGGCACGAAGCCCTCGACGAATCGGTACAACTGGTAGAACGGCATACCCGCCAACTGCGACAGGGCAAGCGTCGCCGGGATGATGCGCAGCATCGTGCCTTCCTCGCCGAACATCCGTCCTGCCTCGCGTGCGGTCTGCTCGACGGGCCTGACGGCGAGCGGGACAAACGCGGCACGTCGATTGACGATCGAATCCACGATCGAGCCGACGATGATCCCGAGGTAGCCGGTCGCCGACGACAGGATTTCCCTCGCCACGGCCACGGGAATACGCTTGGCCTGCTCGTCGAACTCCTTCTGCAACTCCGGAGGAAGCGTCTTGCGTTCCTCGTCGTCGCCGCCGATGGCATTCATAACCGCGTAATACATCGCCATGAGCGCGGGGGTGCTTGCCGCGCCGATGAGCGTCGAGGTGGCGGTGTTCCCGGTGATGGCAAGCGCGGTTCGTGCGCGGGCTTCCCCGGTCAACCATGCGCGCCTGATCTGGTTGCGCGCCTTCAGCGGATCGCTGGAGAACGGGAACAGGAACCGGATGTACGGCGTCCCCTTGGCGGTACGGGTCATGGCGACCGTCGCCGTCTCGTCGAACTCGTCGCTGGCGTTCTGCGTCAGCCGGAAATCGCGCTCGGCGCGCAGCGCCGCCTCGCGGAGCGCCTCCGTGCCGGTCAGGATTCCCTCGTCCTCGACCTCCGCGAGACGAGACTCCACCGCGACCAGCATGATCTGCTCGTCGGCGTACCGCAGGGCGTCCACGAAGGCGGTCACGGCCATGTTCGCGCCGTTGGCGACCTCGCGAACCGCCCGGGCTGCGTCGGTGAAGTTTCCGGCAGCCACGTTCTGCCCCGCACCGCGCAGGCTCGCGGCCATTGCAGACAAGGCCGTCGAAACGGTCGTGCGGTCGGCGTCCGACAGCGTGCCGGACACGATCGACCGCATGTGCATCTGGTGTCGCCGGGTGAAGTACCCGTTCACCGAATGGATCTCGTCGATGCGTGCGCTCCATGCCTGCGGATTTGCCGCACGGGCAATTGCACGGGCAACGCCTCGCGCCCAGAGGCCGGACGGCATCTCCGACATGAGGCGGATGGTGCCGCCGACATATACCTTCGCGGCCGTGCGCGGCGACAGCGAAAGGATCGCGCCCGTCACGTTGTTCGTGATCGCGTCGATGAGCGTGACGTTGCTTCTTGCCGTCGCGCCGACGCCGTTGGCGAAGAAGGCGCGCAGGATGTTCGCCGTGCCGTCGCCCATGCGCCTGTCAAGCGCGGATTCGATCTCGCCATCCGTCAAGACAGACAGGGCGTCGCGGTACGGCTGCGCCATGTGGATCATGTCGAGCGACACCTGAAGGTGGCGGTCCCATGTCCGGAAGGCGTCGTCGTACACGAGCGGGGACTTGCTGCCGGTTCGTGCCTGCGCGAAACCGACCGACGTGAGGGCCGAACGTACCGCGGCGGATGCCGAACGAAGCACGTCCGCGGTCTCCGCGTCGAGGTCTGTCTTGCGGATGCGCGGCCAGTAATTCCGCACGATCGGCGGCTGGTCGCCCTCCACGCGCCAGATCGCGTCCATGACGCGGTCGCGGACGCGGGTTTCGAGGATCGACTTCATGGCGTCGATCAGGTCGCGCTGCCCGGGCGTGAGCGACGACCGGATCGCCTCGATCTCCTGCCGGGTCGGGCTGACCCGCATCGTGGTCTCCGCCCCACGGAACGTGATCGGCTGCGAGCCATCCATCAGCCCGAGCGTCTCGTCATCCATCGCAGCCACGGACAAGACCTTGCCGACCGGCAGCGTCAGCGTCCTGCCGCCAAGCACCACGTCAATCGTCTCGGCCGCGCTCTCGCCCATCAAGCCATTGCGGAGCGCATAGTCAGACAGGCTCTCGTAACCGGCGCCGGACAGGGCTGGCGCGAGGTCGCGGATCATGCGCGCATGCTCAAGAGACGATTCGCCCTTGCCGCGCTGCGCGATCGACACCAGTTCGCCGAGCGCGCCATCCTGCGTGCCTTCCGTTTCCAGCATCAGCGTGTAGATGTCCGATGCTGCGCGCTGCATCGACGCAAGTGCGCCGATTCGCGGAGACTCGTCCGCACGCGCACGTTCCTCAAGCGTCGGACGCATCGCGAGGTTCGACCCGAGCCGGGACTTCAGGTCCGCATAGCGGGCGACGCGGGCTGCACGCTCGCGCTCCCACGCATCGCGCTCCGCCTGCACCTCCGCCACGGCCTGCTCGACCAGCAGCGAGGCGTCAAGAACCGCCGAATACAGCGAAACGGCATTCGTCACGACCGACGCACCCGGGCCAAGACCTGCCTTCGGGCCGCTGACCACCTTCGCGGCAAGGCGTCGGTTGGCCGTGTCTCGGAGCATCGCATCGGCCTGATCCAGCAGGGTTTCGACGCGCTCACGGGTGACGTTACGCATGCCGCGGCGGTTCATCTTCTTGCGCGTCGCCTTGATGACGGCAAGGGCGGTGGATACCTCGTTGTTGACCGCCTCTCTGGTGGCCTCCACGGCGATCCTGTTGGCCTGCTGCACGGTGGTCGCGGTCGCGGCTCGCTTGGCAAGCGGCCCGCGCAGGCGCACCGGAAGCATGTCAACCGCGTCTGCGGCGATCTTGCGGACGATGGCAGCACGCTCGGCGACCTGATCCGAACGCAGGGCGTTCAGTGTGCGTAGATTGTCCAACTGGCGCGCAAGCGCATCCTCGCGCTTCCGCAGCACCCGGAGAACCTGCTGCCGCCCGCGCATCATGCCCTGCACCTGCCCGGAACGAAGTCCCATGCGGTAGGCAAGGTCTGCGGCACGCTGCGCAAGCGCAGCGTCGGTACGGATGTTCCTGCGAAGGTCGCTGATCTCCGACTTCGCCTCGCCGATCCGGCCAAGAAGTTCGTCGATTCGCTCCGCGGACGTCACGACGCGGCGCTCGGCTCGCTCGACACGGCGCTCGGCGGCCGCCGTCTCGCGCAGGCCGACCTGCTGTCCGCGCACTTCGCCAGCGACCAGTCCCTCGCGGCGACCGATGCGGTACGCGAAGTCGATCGCCCGCTGCGCCGAACGGATCGCCGCTGCGGATCCCGGGCCTGCCTTGGCCTTCTCGCGTTCCGACCGCAGTGCCGCCTCCGCCTCGTCGAGATCGCGCTCAAGGCGGCCGATGGCCTCCTGTGCGTCGGCGATCGACGACTCCGACACCTCGCGCTCGCGCTCCATGCGCTTGCGCAGCCGCTCGGCCTGACCGATCTTCTGTTCAGCGATCAACTGCGCTGTCACGAGCCTGCGCTGGAGCAGGTTGACCTCGCGCATCGCCCGTGCGCGCTGCGCGGCGGTTACGTTCTGGACATCGCGCATCTGGCGCTGAAGCGCGGCGATCTCGGTGCGCATCGCCTCGATGTCGGCGGAATCCTCGCGGGCCATCGAGATGCCGGGCGCGGCGGTCGGGCGCTCGTTGAATACGGACTTGATCTGGTTGGAATCAAATGCAATCCAACTGTCACCGCCTCCTTCGACGATGTTCTTGTACACCAGTCCGTCATATCCAAGTCGCTTCAGGTCAGCAACAAACTTCTGCAACGCCGCCCTGTTGAACTTCACCCTGTTCGTCTTTGTCAATTCACCAAGTTCAGCACGAACTTCGGCGTTGATTTTCTGCACATACTCCAAGGGCGTCATGTCAATCAGACCGGGTCGCGGTTCCGTGCGCGTGACCTGTCCTGTTCGCATTGCCTCCGGAATTGACATGCCCTCTGGAACATCAAACTCGTTCGCTTCAGGCTCATATCGGAACAAGTTAGATTGACGAAGTTTGACCGGGCGATAGAACTGCCCGACCAAATCACCGAAATTCCATCCGCCAAGATCGCCCATCATCGCGCTTCCTGTTTCTGAAACACGAAGCGGGTTCTTGATGGACAGGTACACGGGGTAAATACGCGCCCCACCGGATTGCGTCACTCCACCGACTCTGCTGCCAAGTGCCCGATTGGCCGCATCTGGAGTAGAACCAAAGTGATATCCAAGATCTTTCGTGATCTTGAATACATCAAAGTCCTTGGCTGCGCGAGTTGCGTGATACACGACACGCGGGTTTCCGTTCTCATCAACCACTTTGCTGTCGCCGAACCACGCACGCCATTCAGGCGTGAACGACGACAACGGGCGCGACGGAAATTCGCGGGCCATCGACACGCCAGCCGCAGGAGTCTGCGCGGCTTCGGCGGCAGGCTGCTTCGGTTGAGTTGCTTCCTCGATCTCGCGTGCATATGAGACGTTGAGATCCTCGGCCCACATCAGCGTGCGAGCAAGCGGCGACAGCGTCGCGTCGCCTTGCGTTCCCTTGACCTTCGCGATCGCCGCGGAACGGGCTGCGGCGTCGATCACGGCCATCGCCGCACGGGCCTCCCGGCCCATCAGCCCGCGACGGGCGGCAAACCGCGAAATCGGGGCAAGCACGCGGTTGGTGGTCATGGCCGCGGCGGCCTCCGCAAACGCATTGGCCTCGCCTTCCTGCGCGAGACGGGCGGCACCGGCCCGTGCCACGCCCGGCTGGATCGCAGCACGCTCGCCACGCAGGGCAGCACCGGCCGCGCCCAACTGTTCCACGGCAGCCACGTCGAGGCGACCGATCTGTTCGCTTTCCGGCCCGCCGCGGGTCACGTATTCCATGCCTGCGCGGTAGATCGGCGCGAGTCCGACGAGTTCAGAGTATGACTCCGCGATGTCCGGCTGGAACATCTGGATGTCATGGAACATCTCCTCGAACGCCCGGGCGCGCACGGTGCGCGGGTCCATGTCGGCGTTGAGGTAGATGGTCCCGCGGCTCTTGCGGCTGTGGAACGCAGGGATGAACCGGCCGGACGACCGGAACCACACGACGTTCACGCCGAGCGCGGCCAGATCCTTGGTCAACTTGGACGCCTTGCGCGGAGCCTTGACCTGCGTGAAGGTCTGGCCCATCGAGGTGCCGAGGTCAGACAGCACGTCGCCGGACGCCTTCTGCTCGACCACCGCTGGCATGTCGCTGATCTTCTCCGCGACGGCATTGGCCCGGGCATCGGCGATCAACTTGTCGGTCACGGCAGTCTTGAGCGCAGCATCGTTCTTCGCGATGTCCGACAGCAGGTCTGCCCGCATGGCAACGGGGTCGATGCGGATGCCTTCGTCGATCTCAAGCCCTTCCGCGGCCTCGACTTGCGACAGCGCGGCGGTGACGTTCTTGCGCTGTTCCTCGACGAGCGCCTGTGCGGACTCGACGTTGCGGCGCGCCTCCTCGGGCGTGACGATCTTGCGGCCCGGACGGGCAACGCGGGGACGCACTCCGGCGGCGCCCTCTGCCTCGGCAAGAATCTCCTGCGCGGCGGCAAGGTCGGCCTCGGCCTGCGTGAACGCAGCCTCCGCCTCGCGGACGGCCTCCTGCTTCGCCGCCCGCTCGCCCTCCACGCGGGGCTGATCCTCGATCATCCGGCGTTCGCTGACCTCAAGACCGGCGATCGCGTCGTCCAGTTGCTTGCGCTCGGCAAGCAGCATGTCGATGAAGTTGACCGCGTCGGCCTGCCTGTCGCGCATCTCCTGAAGGAACGTCCCGCGCTCCTCCTGATCCATGCCGTTCAGGGTGTCAAGCGCCACGGCGATCTCCGCACGCTGCGTGTCGTCGAGATCCTTCGTCCAGTCCACGCGCTTGGCGATCGCCTCGGCATGGGACTGCCGCAGGATGCGCTCCTTGTCGGTCTCCGGACGCATGGCTTCGCGCCGATTGGCGAGCGACCGCTGCGTCACCGCCCCTGTCACGCCGATGCCGCCGCCGACGCCTCCGGCAACGGACCCGACCGCGGCCGCGCTGACCGCGTTCCACAAGTCCTCCGACATCGGGGCATAGGTGAACGGGGCATTCAGCATGCCCTCGGCAAACTCCTCCACGCCCTCCTCCGCGGCCGAAAGCGCAAGCGCCTTCCCGGCCTGACCGATGAACCCATTGGCGATCTGCCCGGTCCCGGCGGTGATTCGGGCAAACGCCTGCGCCCCGGCCTGCCCGGCGCGGGTCGCCAACACCCGGGCAGCCTTGTCCTGCCCGGCCTGCGCAAGACGGGCAATGGCGACGTTCTTGGTCGCAGGCTTGGCGGCAGCGGCAAGCGCCTTGCCGACGAGCCGCGTGCCCGTGGCGGCGCCCACGGCCTCGACGCCAGCCGCGATCGCCCCCGTGATCGCCCCGCGACGGCCCATCTCGCCAATGTCGAATTCCGACAGGGGCTTGCCAGCAGCGGCCTCGTCGGCCCGCTTCTGGTCAAGTTCGTCCATGTAGGCAATCTGCCCGCTGGTGAAGCCCATCAGGGGCATGACGGCATTGGACGCCAGCGCAGCCGCCACGACGGGCTGCCCAGTCAGGACGGCCCCGGCAACGGCAGCGGCCTGCGGCACCACCTGACCGACTGCGCGGCTCGCCTCTGCCCGGAATCCCTCGCGCTGCCCGGCCGCAAGCCCGGCCTGCGCGCCACGCATCGCCATTGCCTCCGTCTCCACGTCCTCGACCGACAGGCCGCTCCCGGCAGGTTCAAGCGCCTGCGACACCGTACGGGCCGCACCACGCGCCACCTGCCGACGGGCGGCCGAACCAATGAACGGCATCTGGAACATGAGCATCGGCGACAGGACGCTCTCGATGAACTGCGCCCGCATGCCCGGGGTCGCGACGGCCTGCGCCGCCTGCGTGAACATGCCGACCGCGCCGCGGGCAACCTCCCGCGGCATGATGCCGACGTCGATGTCCGGCACGACATCCACCATCCCGGCGTACTCCTGCGCGGCAATGGCCTGAATGTCCTCGTCCCGCGCCCCGGGCGTCGCGCCCGGCATCTCCGCGGCAATCGCGGAATCCACGAAACTGAAAGCGTCGTCGAGCGTCAGCGGAGGCTGCGCGCCACCGCCACCCGACACGGCCTGATCGACGAAGTCGAGCGCCTGCTGGAAGGACGTCATGTGCTTATTGTCCCGTCTGGCGGAAAGTTCCGAGCACCCTCTGCAATTCCATCAGCCGGGACCGACCCTGCGGACCCGCGGCCCGCAACTGCTGCGCGGCCACCATGATGTCCTCCGGCAGATTGCCGGAATCCGGGATTTCGACGCCAGCCGCGGCCAAGGCAGATCGGACGCGGGACTCGTTGATGGACGGGGCGGCAGCCTGCGGGGCGGCAGCGGCCTCCGGAGCGCCTCCGCCGCCGATCGACCGCATGATGTCGGTCTCGGCCCGGGTACGCTCCGCGCCAGCCGCGGCACGACCGGCCTCCGCCGTCGTCCGCTCGGCACGGGTGCGCTCGGACTCCAACTTGGCCTCGCGCAGACGGCGCTCGTACTGCGCAGCCTCCTCGCCGCGGGCAATCTGGCCCTGCGCGCCTCGCAGCATCGCTTGGCTGTATGGACTCAACTGCGACACTTCCTCCGGCTGCGCAATCCGCATGACCGGAGCCGCCGAGATGCCGCCGTACATCCGCTGCTGGATGACGGCAGCGACCTGCTGCACGTCCGTCTGGCTGAACGGACGGGTCCAGTTCAGGTTGCGGGCAAGTTCCTGCGCCTTCTGGACGAGCACGGGAAGCCGCATCTGCTCCGGGTAGCCCTTCAGGTTGTGCTCCCCGAAGGTCTGCATGGTCATGTCCGCAAGGTCGGTGAGAGCCGCCGGATCCTGCCCGACGAACCACTGCACGAAACTGTAGTTCTGGCGGATCTGGTCAGCAGGAGGAATGAGGTACGCGAACCGCTCGACGTTCTTCTGCCAACGGCGCATCTCCAGCGCACGCTGCGTCCGAACCTCCTCCGGAATGGAGGAGTCGTTGAGGAACCCCTCCTGCATCATCTGGTATTCCTCGTTCGTCTTGGTCGCCCAGTTGTCGGCGATCGCCTGCGTCATCTCCTCGTTGGTCTTGGCGATCTTGAACTGCAACTCCTGAAGCGCAGCCATGTCCTGCGCCTTGATCTTGGAGTAGTAGTCCTGCATCTCGGCGTAGGCACGGCCGGGATCGCGCTCAAGCCCGATCTCCGCGTACTGCGCAAGACCCGGGGCATATGCCTCAAGTTCCTTCGCCATCTTCGCGATGGATGGGCGCAGGCGGTCGGCGTCTCGCTTGGTGCGCATCTGCTGCGCAAGGGCGATTCGCCCCTGCGCACGCTGCTGCATGGCGGCGAACCACTTTTCCTCGGACATTCGGACGGCCTGACGGACGCCGTTCTTGTCGGTGAACATCGCGGCAGGGGTGCCGTCGGCAAGCGTTCCGAAGTCAAGCGCCTCAAGGCCCGTGTAGTAGCCATCCTCGATCGCGGCATCGACAGCCTCATACGTGGCGAACGGGGCGATCTGGCGTGACCCGCGTGCGTCCATCGCGGAAGCGCGAAGCAACTCGTCGTCACCAAGGACGTCAGGAGCCTCCTGCGGCTGCTCCTGCTGCGCAAACCCTTCGTTCAGGCGAAACGGAGCCTGCTTCGAGAAGTCGGTCGGCTCCGGCATGTTCGGCAGCGCACTCATCGCTTTCCTCCCTGCATCAGTCGCAGCACGCTTTCCGCCGAAGTGGTCGGCGGACCTGCGCTGAACAACTTGAACTCAAATGGCTCGGTGCTTGGCTTCGATGGCTGTGGCTTCGCGATTCCAGCACTGATCCCAGAAATGGCCTCTCCGCCGGGAATGACGCTGGCACCTGCAACATTCCTGCGCTGCATCTCGATGCCGGTTTCCAATTCGGAAAGTTCGTCGAGACGCTTCTGCTGCCGCAGGAACGCCGCCTGCTGTTCCTGCGCAGGGCGGCGAAGCGCAGCCTGAAGCCCGGGCGTCGCACCGGCAATGGCCGCACCGAACGAACTGTATTCGTTCCGCGGGTCGTAGCCCTGAAGGCCAGCAGCGAAGCCGGACAGGAAACTGCCGCCGATGCGCGCCGTGCCGGTCAGGAACTTGTCCCATCCTGACGGAGACGGTTCGCTCGGTGCGTCGAAGTAGGTGTCGCTCTGTGAGGTTGCCTGCCGTGCCATGATTCGATCTCCGTGTTCGTGTCCGGTTGCTTTCCGTAGCGCCTCGATCAGCGAACCACGATCGGCTGAAGCGGGCCACCACCGCCTCCGCCGCCGAAGTTTCCGAACTTCGGCAGCATCCCTCCGATTCCCTCGGCGAGAGCGCCGACGCCAGCGCCAAGCAGTGCGCCGCCGAAGGCCTGACCAGCCTGCATGCTCTGCATCGCCTGCTGTGTTTCGGCGGCATATCGGGATTCAATAGGACGTGTCCGAAGCGCCAACTGCTGCTGGATATTTGCCTCGCGGGCAGCCTGTGCTGCCGCGGTGTACTGCTGGTACTGGCCTGACAGGTATTGCGCCGATCCGAGTCCGGCCCCGAACAGCGATTGCGCGGCCTGCTGCTCCATTCCGGCAAGCGCACCGGCCTGCGCCATCTGCGCCTGATAGAGCGTCTGCGCATACTGCTCGCGGACTGCACCGGCCTGAAGGGCACCCTGTGCAGACACGGCATTGATGGCTGCCTGCCCAAACGTCGTATTCGACAGCCCGGTCAGCATCCCGGAAAGCGTCTGGCGGGCGACCGCCGCGTCGGTATCCTGCTTCAGCAACGCAAGCGTGGACTCGCGGCCCGCTTCGAGCGTCTTGTACGCCTCCGCACCGGCAGCCTTGAATGCTTCGCGGCTCTGGGCCATGACGCTGGAATATCGGTCAACGGCTTCCCGGTAGTTCGTGGAATACACCTCGGCATTGGCCGTGCGTTCCTTCAGGAACTCGTCGATCAACTTGCCGTATTCCGCAGACGAATAGGTCCGTACCTCGGCATATCCGGATTCCATGCGATTGATCGCCGCACGATAATCACGCTTTCCGCCGAACAGGTTGCTGAACAGTCCCATCAGTATGTTCCCTTCACGTTCTTCGTGTGTCCGCGGGCCTCAAGCATGACAGACATGCGCTCAATCGCCCACGGGACTCCGAGACTTTCTATGCGAACATATGCCGCTTGGTCCCTGATCCTGCATCGGAACGAATCATTCCTCCCGGGAAGCAGGGTTCCGAGCAGGTTGCTGTTTGTGTTGTCGTACGTCGCACTGCTGACCACGTAACGCGGAGCCGTGATGTCAGACGGCAACGGAAACAGAAGCGCGGTCTGTTCCGACATGTAGGTATATGTTCCGCCGGGAGTATCGGAGGACGCGCCCGGCATCGACTCGTCCCTTTGATACATGTCCTGCGGAGAGGCCACGTCATGCTGGATGTACCAATCGGTATTCGGCGGCGCCGTCCCGGTGTTGAACACTCGATACGTACCGTTGATGTATGTACGCTCGGTCGGATCTGTTATGAGCGTGTCAGCCGTTTGGTACGTTCCGGCAATCTCCTGCGCAAAGAAAAGGTCAAGAGCCTTGTCTGTTGCCGTGTTCCATGACTGGTTGTACGCACCGCAGTCGTAGGTCGCAGTCGGCGTGAAGTCTGTGGAAGTACCAGCACTGATTGTCACGGCTGGAAAGTCCGGATCGACGGCCACCGTGACCGCGACGATGTTCTCTCCGATCGCTTCCTCGGCCGTTTGGCCTGACAGCACGGACAAGAATGGTCCGGTCAACCGCTGAATCGGCGTCGAAAATACGGCGTTCTCCGACGGTTCATCCATCGAAAGTTCGCAGCGAACGTCTTTCAGGATCAACTGCTCAAGCGTTGGCTGCAACACCGGCCCAAACGTGATGAGGCTGGAAACCTTCTGCGAAGCAGCCTGCGTGTTCGTGACCGTGAAATCGGAAACGCTCTTGTAACCAACGGCCGCCTGCCCATCAACTCCCGACGTCAAATCCCTGTCGAACCATCCGATGTACCCATTTGAACTGCCAAACGCGAGAATTGGCGCTCTGGCATCGCCGAACGGGAAATCTCCGCAGCATGTCGGCGCCTGAAAAGACGGCCACCCCGTCCGCCACGGCCAAAACGAATCAGTCGCTTGGCTGTACAGCAGATGCACGCTCGATCCGGGAAGATCAACGCGAGACATGATGCAAATGACATTCTGTGCTTCGGCGTCATATCCGAGAACGCAATTCAACGCATCAAAACGTTGCTGCTGAAAGAAGGTGTCGAGACGACCGCCGGTCACTCGGCTGCTTTTCGTGACCTGAAAGTCGTTCGGCTGCACGCGATACAGACCATCTTGTGCCATCATGTAAATGGTCTGCGCATCGCTTGCGCACCATGCCCGCTCGCTCACGATTCCAACCGAACGCGACAGTTCAATCAATCTCGCATCGGTGACGACAGGATCAGCGGTGAGATACGTCATCGTATGGCGACCGGCGAACAAAAGCCCGCTTTCGCCAACCGGAACGAGGGCAACGATCGGCTCACCGGGAACGCCGAATCGCGTGGACGACACACCGGCAACCGCATCGTGGGCATTGGTGCTCGGGTTCCAGTCGTCAGGATTGTTGATGTGGCACAAAAACCAGTTGTTTGGCGCAGCCTTCACGCCAGAAAGCGCGAGGCGTCCGCCGAATCGAACGAGCAATGTTGCGCGGTCGCTTGCGGTTCCGACATAGTTGTATGGCCCGTTGGCATGAGTCCAATCAAGCACGCCCGTAGCAGCAGTCGTCAGTTGCGCAACCGTCTGCGTGATGTCAACTTTGCGGTAATACGTTCCATCGGCGAAATAGCAGTACTGGCCGAATACTGCTGCGCCAATGTGCCCGGTGGATTTCATCGCAGCAATCCCGGCGTCCCGTGCAACCTTCGTCGCTGCCCCGGCGTTGTCGATCACGAATACCTCTCCACCAGCAACCACGACGCATCGCTGCGTCAAGACGCCACTGATATAAGCGTCTGCACGAAGAATTGCCTGCACTTCACGGGTGACTGCCGGAGAAGTGTCGTTGAACTCGTATGCGCCGAGCAGCGGCCTTCGCTGCCCAAGACGCAATCTTCCCTTATATGAGTCGTATGGGACAACGTTTATCGACTGCGACGTGAATCCCGGTGGCAGCGAGGAATACGACGAATCAACGCTGATGCCGCGAAACGGAAGTGTGACCGGCGCGTATGGCATTATGCAAACCGAAGAACGGCGTAATAAGCAACCTGACCAGTCAGATTGCCGCCAACAGTAATTGGGGTATAAAGTCCAGTCCCCAAGTTATTGAAAGGACCGGAGTAGGGATTTACTGGGTTGAAACCGGCATTGTTAGTTCCAATCCATAGGCCGTACCCAAACTCACCAGCGGTAAGTTGAATTTTTGCGTAACTAGTAACTCCGGGTGAGGTATTCCAAATGATTCTGAGAAAGTTGATTCCCTCCTTCAGTGTGGAGAAATCAAGCGTGTTGTCACCATTACCATAGTTGAGTGTTACATCGTTGACTAACTCGATGCTTGACAAATAGGCCAAACTTCCAAGACCAAGCATTGTTTGTGCCGTTGCAACGGTAAGCGCAGAAACGGCGCCAGCAGCATTTCGGCCCAAAAATCCCGCGGCCGCCAAATTGGTGAGCGCGCTATGAGGAATCGTGTTCGCCGACAACGATGCACCTGATCCAGAGAACGTCGTTGCAGCGCAGATGCCATTGATGGTTGCCCCAGTCGTCGTCGCTTGAACGCGGGTCGCTCCATCGACTGACAGCGAGACAGACGATGCTCCAGTTCCGGCGCCTGCCGGATCTGCGTCAATGGTGATGCTGCCATCGGCATTATTAGAAACGATCTGGGAATATGCGTTTGCAGGGCCATCCGTGTCACGAAGGCGAATTGTTGCAGACGCCGATTCAATGTGCAGATTTGTCACAGGAGCACTGGTGCCGATTCCAACCGCATTCGGCAGCACGGTGCTTGTCGTTGTCCCATCGACGACAAACTGGATCTTTGATACACTGCTCGTTCCGGTGTTGTTTCCTGCATCTGCGCTGATCGTTAGCGTGCCATCCACGTTGTCGGCGCTGATGAGCGAATGCGTGCCAGCATCCGCTCCTGTATCCCGAAAACGCAGTACCGGAGCCGCGCTCTCGACATGTAACTGCGATAGCGGGGATGAGGTTCCAATGCCAATTCGGTCATTCGTCTGATCGACCACGAGCGTCGTGGTATCGAGCGCCTTCGTTCCCGTTGCGTATGGAAACTGGTACGCAAGCGATGTCCATGCGGTCGAGTTGTCGCCGACCTTGAAATTGCCGGTGTCGGTCTCGTACCCGATTTCACCTGCAAGCAGCGTCGGGTTTGCCGACGTCCACTGCGAAGCCGTACCGCGTCGAATCTGCAACTTGATCGGCATGGGTGTTCCTCGGCGCTAATTAGAACTGGCGGCGGCCACGGATCACATACCCGGCCACGAATCCGACCACCCCGCACAGCAGGGCGAAGAACACCGAACCGAGGAAGGACGAGATGTCAGCGAGAATCATGGGTTTCCTTGGCCCGTCGGGCCTTCTTGAATGCCGAATCGAACTCGGGGTCGGACGCCCGCCGGGCAGCCACGTACTCCCGCACGGACTCCGGCTTGTCCGTGTCCATCACGTCAACCGCAAGCGAGGCGTCCACGCGCTTTGCCCGCGGAATCCAGCCGATTGCCACCCGGATGGCGGTGCCGAGGCCGGTCTGCCACAGGATCACCACGACGGCCACCAGCACCACGGCAAGGAAAGCCCACCCGAGCAGGCTCATCCACGCCGGAACCTGATCCTCGACCCGCGGAAGCACCTCGTGGATGCCAGACGCGAGGTCGTAGATCGTGTTGCCCTTGGCCTCCAGCCGACCGTCTCCAGTCTCCTTGCCGATGGCAACCACGTCCTTCGCCTCGCGCTGGATGGCGCTGGCGTTGGACGCAATCCGCTCCGAGGCGGAGCACCCGGCAAGAAGGAAACTAGCGACGATCAATCTCAAGGCTGGCCTCGATCTTGTGCAGGCGCTCGGCCATCGACTCCTGCTGCGTCACCACCCGCATCAGCAGGCGATCGTGGTGGATGAAGGCGGCAAGGACGCCACCGCACACCGACAGGGTGATTCCGACGATGGCGATCCAGTCGCGGGCGGACAGGCGGACGGTGGTATTCGTGTGTTCGAGCGTCATGTCTTGTCTCATCAGATAAACACGCGGTACGGGATCCCGGGCGTCGGCGTGAAGGTCGGCAGCGCGTCGATCTGCGCCTGCGTCAGTTCCACCGTCACGCGGATGTTCGTGTGCCAGCGGGCGTCACCCGGCTTCAGGATGACGCTCGGATCCTCGGGGTCAAGCCGCGTCGGGATCGGCCCGATGTGGTCGATGGCGCAGCCAACGGGTGCAACGGTGACCTCGCCGTCCGGGTCGGTGACCTCCTGCGCCAGCCCTGCGGCAATGAGCGCATCGTCCATCTGATCCTGCGTATTCGTGCGGAGCATAAAGTCGGTCATGGTTTACAAGGTGGTCAGGGCGTTTAGTTGAGACTGCGACATTGCGAACGGATAGAACTTGATTTGGCGCACGGTTCCAAACATGACCGATACCGGAGTTGCATCCCCATTGCATCCGACACCAAGGTGCGTCACTTGCGATGCAAGTGCGGATGCGGCGGTTGTTGCACCGCTTCCCGTCAAGCCATCGTATGACCCGATGAAAGACGAAGAATCAATGGCGGTCGCAAACTTGTGCCGAGTGTTGTAGGTCAGACCGCTTGCAAGTGCGCGATCTGTTCCAGAAGATGAATTGATCTTCCGCTGGACGGACATGGTTGCAGCACTGAAGTAGTAGATTTCGTTTCCGTAATTGAATGTCCCGCCAGCGGTGCGGTCAAACAACCTCACGATGTCGGGAAAGGCCGTGCTTGGCGTAGCGGGGATGCACTCAACGAACAAAGTCTGCGGATACAGCGGACCAGTAACGAACGAAGAAGTCGGCATCGTGCAATGGTCCGCATTCCTCGTCCCCTGACTCGCCCCTGTCAAGATATGGCTAGACGCGGCAGACCCAACTTCAAGTTGCGCTCCCCAAATGTAAAGAACGTCATTCACCGTCCCGGTCGGACGCGATGCAACATAAATAAGGACCGTATTGTTTGCCACTCCAGAAGTGAATGTAATTTGTACCCTCGTCCATCCCGTGCTGGTATACGTCAGATTGCTTTGCGTCACCAAGTCCACGCTTTGCGTGGTGGAATACACGCGCTGTTGATTTCCGGCAGTTCCGCGAATCCAATACGAGAACGTGTACGTGGTCGCGTTTGCAAGTCCGGCGATGGACTCAAACCGAGAGCAGTATCCAGTGCTGGTCAACGCCACCTTTGCGGCGTTATATGTGCCATCAGGCGACACAACATCTGTGGTGTTTGGCGTAAGTGTCGTATTAGAAAACCCGGCCCATGCTGCTTGCAAATTAGAGTTGGGCGCAAGATTGACACTTTGACCCTCAATCAGCAGCCCTCGCGGCGAACCCGTGGTCGGGTCGTGGTCAAAGCGAGCGGAGGCATTGCCGACCGTCCATGAAATGAACGAGCCGCTGCCGCTCGTCGCCGTCGCGTTGATCGTCAACACCTGCGTCGATGCGTTGTAGGCCGTCACCGGGCCGCTCATGTTGTTCGCGCCGTTGCTGATGTAGACCGTCTGCCCGACGAGGTAGCGGCGGTCAACGCCAGCCGTCGCCGTCAAGATCACCGACTTCGACCCAGTTCCGATGGCAAGCAAACTGCTGGTGGCGAAGTCCATGCCGTACACCAAGCCATCGTTTCCGGTGTACGTTCCGCCGCTCGTTCGCGTGAACGTCAGGCGCGGGTCGAGGACGCCAGTGGTGAAGTCAAGCGTCAGCGTGGAGCCGTCGCCGCCTTCGATGGGAAGGATGCGCTGGCGGCATCGCTCCTCCGGTGACTGACCGAGAGGCCATGTGCGGTTGCGTGCGTGCATCAGATGTAGCCGATGAGGGCGTTGGCGGTCACGGCGGCGGTGCCGCTGTACGCGATTTCAAGCAGTTCCGCTCCGCAGAGATCGACGATGATGAAGCCGCCGAACGCAGCGGCAGTGTTGCCGTTGTAGATCTTGCAGTCACCGAAGTTCTTGACGTAGGTGAGGCCAAGTCCCATCGACGTTCCGTTGATCGAGGTGTTCACGGTGCCGGGAGTGATCGTGCAGGTCGTGAGCAACTGCGGGCGCCACACATGGTCGTCACCCTTGTTCCATCCGATGACGTGCATCACGACGGAAGCGGTCGTGCTGGTGGCCGACTGGATCTTCGCGTAGTTGAACTGCGGGCCGACGACGATGCGGCTACCGGCGTAGTTGTTGCCGACCACGTCAGCGAGGCTGGACGGGGTGGTCGTGGTCGCACCCTTGACGGTCAGGTTGGCGGACGTCGGAATCGCGATGTTCGTCCCGAACGCGATGTTCAGCGGCGCGTTCATCGTGCGCGTGGCGGTCAGTGTGGGGGAAAGGCCGATCAGGCTCATGGGTGGTTCCTCAAGACGGGTTCTGCACGGGGTTCAGGATGACGAAGCCGGGACCGTTGCGCGACGAACTCCGCCACAGGTTCGGCTGAACCTGCCCGAAGTTGCCCTGCATCATCCCGTCCTTCTGCTTGGATGCGCCGAAGATCGGCCCGGCCTCGATCTCCGCGAAACGCTGGCTCTGCATGCCGTCCTCGTAGGACTCCGCGACCGCACGCACATAGGCGATCAGCGTCGCCTCGACGTGCCGTGGAATGCGGATGACCTCCGTGTCCGTCGTGCTCGACGTCACGCCCTGCCAACCGACGCGGTAAAGAATCTTCAGCGTCTCGGCGGCAGATGGCGTCGGGTACAGTTCGAGGCGGAACGACTCGCTCGTCGAGTTGGTCGGGACGACGTGCCGGACGTACACGCGGTACGACAGGTCCGGGTAGTTCGAGATCCGGGCGGTCTCGACGTCGTCCGGCGTGCAGATCCACACCGCTTGATCGTTCTTCCACACGGACGTCAATTCGGCGAAGTCGGACGGAAGCGCGACCCACGCCTGCGCCGACACGGTCGTCAACGTCCCAGTCGCCTCGCGGAACTTCCACGGGTGGGTGAACAAATGTTCCCCGGCGATGTTGATGATCTCGGCCTGCCGCTGCGCGACGGTCTGGCCGGAGGCCGTCGAGGGGCGGCCGCCGATCGCGAGCAGGACGTGGTTCTTCAGGTCGAGGTAGGTGAGCATCGGTAATTCCACCCGGCGGGTTTCCCCGCCGGGTGGTGAATGGTTGCGCTATCAGATCGAAACCGGGAAGTGCGCGACGGACGGCAGGATCACCGGGATCGTGGCCGACGAACCATCGGCACACGCTCCGAGGGCGATCGCAAGGCCAACGGTCGGGGTGCCGCCGCCAGCGTTCGCGAACTGACCGGCCGTATCGGACAGAACGAGTCCGCTGCCGAGGGCGATCGCGGCGCCAGAGGCGTTGACCTTGGCGTTTGCAATGCCGCCGAACTGAACCTCGACGTACGACGCATCTGCGCCAGCACCGGACAGGAGGCCGGTGACGACGCCGACGAAACCGGGGCTGCTCGTCGGGCTGCCGTCAGCCTTGACCACGCACGAAAGCGGCGACAGTTCGAGGCTGGCGACAGTGTCGGCGGGCGGGTAAAGAGCGCCAGAGTGGGCGTACGAGGTGACAACGACGTCACCGACCGCGAGGGCGCTGCCCTGACGGTTGATGCAGCGGCACTTGGTTCCAGCGGGCTGGATGCCGACGGAACCGTTGTTGGGAGCAAGAATCATGTTGATTGTCCTTCCTTTGTGTGTGAGTGAGGGGGCGGGACGAATCCCGCCCCCGTTGATTCATCAGGCCGAGCGCAGAGGAGCGATGATGCCGTGACGCTGGCGGCTGTTGCAGAACAGGTTCCACCAGCAATCGACGGGCTGCACCCAAGTGAACGGCTGGTTCGGGTGACGCATCACGTCGTGCTTCTTCATGTACCGGGTCGAGTGGAAGATCGGGGTCAGGTACGCGCCGTTGAGGAAGTAGTAACGGGCGCCCTTGTCGATCGTCGTCGAGCCGGTCTCGGTGCCGCCGCCGGTGACGGTCTTGCCGTTGCGGTCGGAAAGGGTGTCCGGAACCGCGGACGCGGCAGCCGGGAAGATCTCGGCGGTGTCGAGGTTCGCGCAGTACTCCAGCGGGATGCCGCTGAAGGTCGGCGTGTTGTAGGCGCCGTCCTGCGGGCTGACCAGCATGTCGTTGGTGTCACGCAGGGCGCGCTTGTACTGGTTGATGCCGTCCTTCGAGCACAGGATCATCTGGCGCTGGAAGTTGGTCTCCTCGAAGTACTGGCGCTGCGTGAGCGGGGCCTTGAACTGCACCTTCAGGTACATGTCGTCGAAGGCGCCGAACATGCTGAACACGGTGCGGGTCACGCTCGCGTTCGCGTTGTGGCCGGTGTAGTCACCGGCGGCCTTGAGCACGGCGGCATCGTTCCGGCCGAGGTTGCGGTTGTAGAACGAGATCTGGTTCGACCACCGCTGGTCGTTCGAGGGGTTGATGCCGAGGATGTTCGTCCAGCCGGTCGGCACGCCGCCACGCTCGCCGAGGGCGGAGGTGGAGAGGGCGTGCTCGGTGATGAACGAAGGCAGGGAGTACGGCTCCTTGCCGCCGGTCTCCATGTTGGAGTAGTTGGCGTACGGAGACTGCCACAGGTCGTTCTCGATGCCGTTCAGCATCGACGTCCACATGCGCATCTCCTTGACGCGCTTGAGGCGCTTGTACATGACCTTCGCGTCGCCGTCGTTTAGTTCGACCTCCTGATCGGTCCACGACATGTAGTCCATGCTGAAGCGCCACGGGGCCGACAGCGTGTCGGTGACCTGCGGGTTGCTCCAAGTGAACGTGTCGTTGGGCTGGTACTTCTGGTAGGTCGAGGCGTCGTCAAAGACGATGACGTCCTTGATCGTGGTGCCGCCCTGAACGAGCGTCTCGCTGGCCTTCTCCTTCAGGAGACGGGACAGGACGTAGTTGTTCTTGACGGCCTCGTTGATGACGGCATCGGCGGACTTCAGGTACGCAGGGCCGGTGCTCTGCATGAAGTCGTTGAACTGGGTGATCGAAGGCATGGTGCCTCCTCCTTACTTGCGGGTTGCCGGACGGAGGCGCATGCCGCCGCCGGAAAGGATCTGGTCAAGGATCTCGTCCTCCTCGTCACGCGGCGGCGGCTTCACCGGCGGAGTCGCGCCCTTGGGCGCGGTCGGCTGGCTGGCCCGCACGTTCGCGGGAGCGGAAGGCTTCGACCCAACGATGGCCGAGTAGGCAGCGGACGCGAGTTCATCGACGCTCGCAAACCCGCCCGGCTTGGCATTCCCGAGTTCCGACATCTTCGCGAGGACCGCGTCCCATGCCGGAGCCTTGGCGCCGTACTGGTAGCGGAGCGATGCGTCGGCAGCACGGGCCTGCGCCAGCAGCAGTTGCTCCTGCATCTGCTGCTGCTGCGACTGGAAGGCGCTCCTGACGGGAGCGACGGCGTCCTCGCCGTACACCTCCGCCATCTGCGCGAACGGGTCATCCGCTGCGGGCTTTGCGGCCGCGGCAGGCGTGTTGTCCTGCTTCGGCGCCTCCGGCTGCGATCCCTTCGCGAGTTGCTCCTCCAGTTGCTTCATCCGACCGCCGTACGAGTCAACGTCCTTCTGCCGCTTCGCTGCGGACTCCGCCCACTTGAGCAGGAGTTCCGGTGAAGCCGAGGAAATGACCTCGTCGGGTACGCCGTCCCTCTTGAGGATCTTGGCGACCGCGTCACGGTCGAAGGCGGGCTGATCCGGGGCGGCCGCCGGGGGCGTCGTGGACGAATCCACGTCGGCCTCGTTGTCCGCTTCCGTCTCGGTTCCGAGCAACTTGGCGAGGATGGCATCGTCATCGTCCGGTTCGGCCTGAATGGCCTCGTTCGATGGCGTGGTGTCCTGCTTGGGCTGCTCCTCCGACCCGCCGGTCGGAGTCTCGGCCTGCACGATGGGTTCAGCGTCGCTGTCCATGTCAGTCCTCGTTGCGTACATAGCCGTGTCTGGAGGCAACGTTGCGCTCCTCGCGACGGCTGTGGATGATCGGGTGTCCCTTGGAATCGCACCTGCAACCTTCGAGGTTGCGCGGGAGGGAGTGGGAGACGTACGGGAATGCGCCCGTGCAGAAGTTCGGGCTGACCTGCGAGGCGCTGGCGATGCGCCTGATCGGCCCGAGCGTGGGATGCTGGTACATGGAACCGACAGTCGGCGCGTCGCTCATCGAGAACACGCACTCCACCACCATCCCGCCTTCCGTGACGAACTCGTACGCTGGCATCACATCCTCGCTGCTGATCCCGCGATCGCCGCCTGCGCACGGGCAGGGACGACGGGAGCCTCGCCTGTAGGAGAAGGCGCCGGGCCTCCGGAGACAACACCCCCCTCCGGCACCGCCGACTGGGGCGGAGCCTGCTGCGCCTGCATCATCTGCTGGAGCACCGACTCGTCGATGAAGTCCTGCATCTGCGGCACGTTCTGGGCGTCGCCGAGGAAGGAGAGCAGGTCGCGCCACTTGACCCACGGCATCGCCGGGATGGCCTGCGCTGCCTGCGTGATGACCTGAAACGTCTCGATGGCGCGCTTCTGGGCCAGCATCTCGCTGGTGCGCTCCATGCTGTAGGCGTCCACGTCGATCTGCATGTCCTCCCAAGTGCCGACCTTCAGGCCGCCTTGGAACACGGGATCCTCCATGCCGGTCCCGCGGACATCCTCCCCGCCGACGGGCAGGACGATGCGGCCGTCGTGGAACATGTACCACCCGACGTTGCGGAACACCGTGTCCACGGAGTCCTGAAACGCCCGCTTGAGGTGGGCGATGCGCATGGTGCTTGCGGACTCCGCCACCGCAACCTCCGTCGCGGAGGCGCTTCCGGCGATGTTGCCGCGCATGGCGTCGGACATGCCGAGGGCGCGGTCCAGCCGCTCCTTGGCGGTCTCGACCGACTGGATGTGCTGGTTCGTGGACCCGCCGATCTCGACCGGGGCGAGGCTGCGGGCGTCAAGCCCCGCCTCCGCGAACACGTACATGTCCGGGGCGTTCACCACGTCCTGAAGGAACTTCGGGTTCTTGGCGTCGCCGACGAGGATCCGCTTGTACCGCTTCTGGTTCTCCTGCTGGCTCTTTGCCATGTCGTTGCAGTACTGGATCTGGTCGCGGCAGGCCACGATCGGGGACAGCGGGTACGGGTCGTTCGGCACGCTGAAGGCGCCGAACACCACGTACGGGCCGGTCGATGGGCCGTAGTACGGCAGCGGCCTGCGGATGAACTCGCACTCGCACTTGTCGCTGCCGCCTTGGTACTTGGCGATCGTGTAGATCGTGCCGTTGAACAGGCTCTCGTCCATCGCCTCGTCGAGCAGTTCGGCGGCGGCCTCGTGCAGTTCGGGAACCCAGATCTCGTAGATCGCCAGTTCCCGGCGCTCCGGGACGTCCCGGCCGTCGCGCAACTCGTCCACGCCGTTGTTGGTGCCGAGCGCCTCGATGGCCTCCTTGTTCCACGTCTCGTCCAGTTCGGCGCGCAGGAGGAGATCCTCCTTGTCGGCAACCCAGACGTGGCCCATGAAGCGGGCCTCCTCGCGGTGCTGCGCGGCGGGGTCCATGAAGAACCGCTCCGGGTCGATGCGGTAGAGGCGCGGCAGGTAGGGGCCGCTCGCATCCCACTGGCGCTCGGACGACTTGGCCTCGTTCACGACGAGGCCGACGCCCCATCCCATGAGCATGTCGGTCGCGATCCGCTCCACCGTCCCGCGCACGCGGGTCATGCGGCTCCAGCGGTTCAGCGCGGCCTTGATCGCCATGCACGCCGTGCGCTGCACGGACGGGCGGGCGCTCGTGACGCGCACCTTCGGGTTGTCGTGGATGATGCGCGGAAGCACCATGCTGACGTAGGCGTGCACCGCGTTCTCCGGGTGATCCTGACCCCACCCCTCGCGGTACGACTGGCCGCAGAACCACTCGCGCAGTTCCTTCGGCGTGTGCATGTGCTGGTCGCGGAACCACTCCGCACGGTCGATCTCGTCGCGGATGGCCGCGATGTTCGTGAAGTCAAGCATTGGCCTTCGCCTTCCCTGCCTTCGGCGACTGCTGCATGCGGTGGATCACCGCGTCGAGCCTCGCCTCCAGCATGCAGATGCGCTCCAGCAGGGCTTGGGTGCGATCGGGCTGGCGATCGACCGCCTCGCCCGACTTGGTGAACCTCGCACCGTTGGCATGCTCGACCTGCTGGAGCACCTTCTCGCCCTCGATCGGGTCGAGTTCGATCTTCATGCCGTTGCACAGGACGACCCGCACGCGCTCGCCGACCATGTCGATCTGGTCGATCCCGTCGGTGGGGAACCACGACGAACGGATGCGGACGAACTGCATCAGCGGCCGCCCTTCCGCTTCTTCTTCGCCGGGAACCACGACTTGACGAACGCCACGGCGTCCTTCAGGTTCCCGACGAGCAAACCGGTCACGAACGAGAGGCCGACGATGGCGGCGATCTGGAGGTTGTCCATCACTTGCGTCCCTTCTTCTTCTTGGCGCGGGCCGGGAGGGACTTCATGGACTTCGTCTTGGAAGCCATCTCCTTCGCGAGCCGCGGGTGCTTGGCGAACATGAAGCCCTGCTGCGCCTTGGACTTGAACGGCATCAGTAGCCCTTGCCCTTCGACATCTTCTTGCCGGACTTCTTGGCGTAGGCCTTCGCGGCCATCTTGCCCTTCGCGGTGTACGGGAACGACTTCTTTCCGACCTTCGGCATCACTTGCCTTTCTTCCAGCCGCGCTTCATTGCGGCATACGACTTCGCGCTGACGGACTTGGCAGACTTGGGGCGCGAGATCCCGAGTTTGCGACGCTTGTTGATGTTGCCGACGAGGGAGTTCTTCGCCATGTCAGCACCCCCACCGTGCGCGTGCGGCCTTGCCGCGCTCGCCCTTCCACGACCTGCTGCGGGCGCAAAAGGACTTGTGGCGTGGATTGTCCTTGTCCTTGGTCGGCGCCTGAAGGTTGCTCCCCGTCTGGCGGTTGTACTTCGCCCTGCCCTTGGCGGTCAGGCCAGCGCCCTTTGACACCGGGAGTTTCTCGCCCCTGCCGACCGAGAGGTTCGGCCCTCGCTTGCGTGCCATCAGTCGTCGTCCTCGTCCACGGCGGGAAGGAACATCCACACCGGGGTCATGTCGCCGACGTACGCGCCGACGACGTTCACCTCCAAGTGCTCGATCGCCTCGTCCTCATCCATGCCGTGGTCGTTGATGAGGATGTGGAGGCAACGCTTGACGTCATACACGACGCGGTACTTCGAGGTCTTGAGGTCGCGGGTTAGCCCGATGACGGCGTCGTCGAATCCGTCAGCGAGCATGGACGTCTCCTCGTGCTCGTCAAGCCACCCGCGGACCCTGTCGGCGTTGCAGATCATCATCCGAATACCTCCCGATGCCGAAGGAGGTCTCCGGCCGTCCCGGGAGCGTAATCGTCCTGCTCCTGTCCGGGAACAGGGGCGTCGTCGATCGCGAGCCATGCCAGCGCCAGCGCGATCACGCGGTCGCCGTGGTTCTCGCGTGCGCCGGTCGATTCGTCCCGGAGCCTGCCGGGGATGACGCGGCCGTTCCCGTCCAGCACGTAGGCCAGCATCTCGTCGAGCGTCCCCGTGCACGGGACGATCACCTCCCCCTGCTGGACGGCGCGGGAGAGGTTGCCGAGCAAGAGCCGCTTCGTGCTCTCGCTCGACACCCATCCCACCCTGTCCACGATCCCGTGCGTGGTCTTGCCCTCCCTTCGGGGCTTCCACACGCGATGGAACCGCTGCGCCTCGAAGTCGCGCTGGAGGCTCTGGCCCGGGCCATTGACCTCCCATGCGACCACCGAGTCCCGGAACGCCCCGCGGCAGACGTCCGCCACCTCCGCCGCAAGGTCGGCGGGGGTGATGTTCGCATCGACCATCATGGCGACGAGGGACTTCGTCTCCGCGTCCACCACGGCGACCGCCGATGCATGGTTTCCCGTCCCGTAGGCAGGGTCGATCCCGACCGCGTAGGAACCGACCTCCACGTCCGCCCACAGGCGCCACCGGCCGGTCGGGCTGTCCACCCAACGGCCCTTGATCCAGTTCGCCCGGCGAGGCTCGCGACCGAACTCCCGCCTGTGCGCCGTCACCGCCGCGGACGGGAAGAACGCCGCCCCGGCACCCATCGCCTCCGCGAACACGTTCTGCGCCAGATCGACCTTGTCGCGCTTGCGCAACTGGTCCCCGAGCCACGGCGTCCAGACGTAAGTGCCTCCCGTGACGCCCGTTATGGTGCCGTCGAAGTCCACGCGGGTTTCCGCGCCCCTGTTCTTCTCGGGGTGCTGCCAGTACAGCATCTCGATCAACTCGGGGTTCCCCGTCCCACGCGCCTCCGCCACCAA